AAGCTACTTGTGAAGCAGGATTTGCGTTAGCTACAGTTTTTGCTAATTTGATTAAATCATTTTTTGCTAATGCCATAATTCTCTATCCTCCTTATGCTATTCTTTGTACTTTAACAGCAGCTTGTCCATCTGCTAAAGTATAAACCTTTACTACTTTAAATTGAATATCGCTTTGTGCGTTTTTAGTTAGATATCCGTTATCGCTAATTCCCATATCGTCTCCAACTTCTAAATCAGTTAAAGATGTTTCTGGTAATGTAGAAGCTTTTTCTACCATATTAGTTGTATAGATATCACCAACATTAGTTTTGAAAACTCTTGGATAAATTTCATCACCTTTAAGTGCGAAATCTTTGTAAGTTTCTCTATAACCATCGTATAATTTAACTTCGTTGAATACTAACATCCATTCTCCGTCACCAGTTTTATTAACTTCACCGTTTTCATAGTCATATTTAACGAATTCACCATTTTCTAATACTTTAATAGTACTAGCAGCTGGTAATTGAGCATAAATTTGACCAGTTCTTTGAGCAGATAAATGGTTAGGTTCAACTTGTCCATAACCTAATCTTTTCATAACTTAATCCTCCTCTATTATTTCTTGCTATTTTGAGTATTTATACAAGCAGAAATCCATGCAGGTACATTACTTTCTTGTTCAAGATTGTAAGTTGTAACTGTTGTATTTTCTTCTTCTGTATTATTTTTATTTTCTGCTGAATCCTCTGAATCAAAATTGACTTTTTTTCTAACACAAATTATAGATAATTTTGCTTCAATATCATCTAGACTATAATTATCAATGTTTTCTTTTACATCTTTTTTATCTTCATCAGATAGCATCCAGAAAGAATTAATTAAATTTTCTTTCTTTTCTTTTTCAATAGCATTTTTAAAAGTTAATAATTCTTCATATTTAGCTTTTAAAGCGCTATATTCTTCAACAGATACAGTTTCAGGTTCAGATTCTTCTGCAACTTCTTCTTCTTCGATTTCAGCTTCTTCAGCTTCTACTTCAGGTTCAGTAGTTTCTTCAGTTTCTTCTTCTTCAGCTGGTTCATCTATTTCTTCAGAAGGAGTTTCTCCTTCTTCAGCTTCTTCTGCTTCATATTCAGCAGCAGGAGCTTCTTCAATAGAAGTAGTCTCTGTTTCGATAGAATCTTCATTTTCGATAACTTCTTCAGTTTCATTTTCTTCTACAACTTCTTCAGCTGCTTCAGTAATTTCTTCTTCATTAGTTACTTTTTCTTCTAATTCCATGTCTTTTCCTCCTTCTAATGCAAATTTTAAATCTTGCATCATAGTAAACAATGTTTGTTTAAAATTTTCATCTACTTTAGTAAATGATCTACTTACTTGTGGAGCAGTTACGCTAGCTCCTTCGAAACAAGGTTCAACATCTTCTCCTAAGATACATAATTTTGAAAATATTGCGTCATTTATTATGAAAAAATCCATACCACTTTTACTATCAGTTGACCAATGTCCATCTAAAGTGTCTTCATCTAATTCCATAGATTGACCATTACCTTTTTCGATAACTCTTTTAGCTTCTTCATATTGACCAGTCCATAAATAACCAGTAGTCATTAAATACTCTCTAGTAATTTTATTTCCAAAGTCATCAGTATCTTCAAACTCTTGAAACCATACCTTTGCATCAGGAGCTACAAAACCATAAGGTTTAGTTAAACAATTAAATTTAATTCCTTCATCATCAAAAATAACTTGTTCACCATGGTCTGCAAAATCTTCTTTATCTTCTTTATAGTACCCTACGATAGGAGCGCCCCTTAAAGTTTTTGCCATATCTGCGGCAACTTCTTTAGTAATATAACTATGATTTCTATTTTCTCCTACATATAAAACTTTTATTTCACATTTAGACATTAAAGGATTAATTTCTAAAGGTTGAAGATTTATAAATTCAGGAGATTTAATAGTTGCAATTGATTGATGCATCATATTATAATTCCTCCTTATCCGGTTTTCCTTTACTTTATTATTTTATTTTTTAAATAATAAAATTTTCTTTTATTGACCTAACTTTGAGATTCTTTATTTTGAATTGTTTTCTCTGAAACTTCTTCTCCTTTAGATTCATTTGTAGGTCTACCCACTTCCGCATCTTCGTCCGCAGCATCAATTTTTCCTGCTTTATTTTGAGCATTAACTCTATTTAAAACATCGGAATTCATTGTACTAGACATCATTGGTGGGATAAATACATTAACTAAATCTAAAATATCATTTTCAAAGAATGCTGTTGCTAAAATAGAACTTTGAGATTGACCCATAGCAATTTGAGGCAACATCTTACTAAATCCAACTTGCATTTGTTCTTTATACATTTTAGATAATTCTTTATAATTATAAATAGTTGTTGTTAATAATTGTACTCTAAAATAAATTTTCTTTGGACTAGTATTGAATTTAGCAATCAAATCATTTAAGAAAGATTCAAATTGAGTTAATAAATTATATAAAGAAGCCTCATCATTTAATAATGATTTCTCTAAAGCAATATTACCATCAGTATTAAATTGCATTTGAGAAATACCAGCTTCATTATAAACAGTTCTTTCAACTTTTGCTAAGTCATCCATAGTAGTAGTTGTATTTCTATCAGACATATCTGCAACATCAACATCTGCAAAAGTAGTTAATACATCTACTCCAATTGCCTTACTTAACATATTTACAGCGTTGTTATGAAGTTGTTGAGCTTCATCAACATCAAATACAAGATCTCCATTTTTATCTAATGGCATCTTTTGAATAATTATTTTTAATAATCTTTGAGCCATTCTTTTTCTATCTAGTTCTTGTGCTTCATTTAATTCTATAATAGCAGGGATTACCGCCATTAAAATAGGAAAATCTTCTCCATTAATATTGAATTTAATAGTATTTTCTAATTCTAATAAATACCATCCAGATGTATCACCTTGAAAATCAGGTTCTAATTTACCTTCTTTATATGCAATATATCCTTTTTTAAATTCTTTTGGGAATAGATTTAATACTTTAACTTTTTGATTAGCATCTTTAAAAGCATCATCAAAATATCTCATATTAAATTCAACAGCAGGTCTTCCATCTACGCTAAATCTAGAACGACAATATTTAATAGGAAGTTCTTGGACTTGCATTCTATTATTTCCTGGAATTAAATAACCATAATAACATCCATTTTTAATAACTTTTAATGCTACATCTCCAAAAAATTTCTTCACTTCAAAATTATCTAAATAATTTAAAACTTTATAGAAATTATCTAAGGCTTTTTCACTAACTTTTTTATCATCACTATTAATATAAGGAGTTACAAACCAATCATATCTATACATATAAGCTAAATATCTACATAATCTTTGATAAATTCCGCTTACTCTATAGAAGAAATTAGAAACTTCTCTCATAGTGCGTAAATCATTATCAGCAATAGCCTTCATTATAAAATGTTTATCTCCTAATCTAGGATCAATTCTTCTATAATCTCCAATATTTAAGACTGCATCTTCTAATGTTTTTATTCCCACTTTAATTTTTGAAAAATCAATAGGATTAAAATTTTCTGAATAAGGATCTAGACTTGTTTCTGGCGCCATTTTAAAGCCTTTAGCTTTAATTTCTTTTATTTTATTTGTTACCATAAAAGACACCTTCCTTTTTAAAATCCTCCAAGATTGTAATAAGCATTCATAATATAATCATAACTAATTGCACTTTCATCTGTATAAGGAATCGCAATTAAAATAATATTATGTTTGCGGCAATATTCTCTTTTTTGCATATCATTATATTGTTGCTTTTTTAAACCACTAATTCCGCCAAATTTACTTTTAGCTTCATAATGCTGTATACCTTGATATTCCAATAAGAACATTAACTCATGGTCATCATCAAAAATAGCAAAATCGAATCTTAAAGGACGACCATTATGACTTACTAAATCTGGAAAAGAATATTCTTCTTCAAAATTAAGTCCGGATGCTCTTAAAATGTCTTCTATTTTGATTTCTCCACGACTTGCACGCATCTTATTACCTCCTCTATATAAACAAATATATATTGGATAAATTAAACTTTTCATATTTCTACTTTTTTATAAAAAAGAGTAAAGGTCAATCATTTAAGATTGCCCATACTTCTTTATTTATTAGTAAAAAATACCATATCCGCAATATTTCTTTTTTTTCTTTTTTTCTTTCTATCTTCTTCTTGTTTAATATAATATAATCCATATTCAAAAGCAGAAAATTTATCTTTAGGAATTCCTCTACTAGATTGTTTTAAGATTATATTAACTCCTTCATTTTCTTCCACTAAATTTAACATTTGTTCTCTTAATATAGTTGTTAATGTAAAAGGCATCAAATAATCGGCTCTTTTATCATTATCCATATTTTGCCCTACTTTTGTAGACATTAATTTTACTTTTGCTTGTCCTTCATCTATTAAAAATTTAATTTTACCACTAAATAATTGAGTTTGAACATAACTATGAGCTTCAGTATTGATAGGAGTATTTGCTTTCATTAAGAAGATAGCGTCTTCTTCTACTCCTGGGCCTTTTATTTTCTTATATGGTTCAACAGCATCTTCAGCAGTGCCACCTTCAACGCCAAAAGGCATTAGTTCATCTCCAGATTCAGGATCAATTTGAGATTTAGTCATAAAATCAATTAAACCTGCTCCTAAACCATTGGCATCAATTACCGCAATTTTAGCTTTATATTTATAAAATAATTTTTTAATATTAATTGCTTGTTGTTCAAAATCTTCTGCTTCATAAGAAAATAAATTAACAAGAGTCTTAAGCGCAGCGCCTTGAACTTGCGGAGTTACTTTAAATACACAAACTTCGGTAGTACATTTAAAACGACCAACATCGACACCAAGCACATAATAAGCACTTTTGCTACTTCTTCCACTAAATTCATATTCAGGTTGTAATAAAACTCTATGTTTATCAAATTTTTCAGCAGAGAAGAAAGCATTTTCTGCATCTCCACTCCATTCAGACTCATATTCACGAGCAAATGAATTATCATTATATGTTCCGTCTAATTTAAGTTCTTCAATAAAAGATTTTTTAAGTAGCTTTTCCATTACTGGAACTCGCCATGTTCCACCTAAAACGACGGCTTCCGCAGGTTCGATAATTTGTTGAATAAGAATTTGAATTAATTTTTCATAAGCAAAACTATTTTTCCATCCTGCTGTTGTTACATAAATTTGAGATTTATTAACAGTTTCTTCTTCAACTCTACTACCATCTGAAAGTCTTCTATCAACGTTCATAGTTGGAATAATAACTTCATTTAGAAGAGTTTGATCAATCAAAATACACTCTTCCATTAAACCTCCTGTGGCACGTTTACCACGGGAACTTTGTTGCGCAGCAATAATATCTAATTTACTACCGTTTTTAAATTTATATTCAACCATATTTTTACTAGCTTTTGTTTGACCTCTTGTTCAATCTATTTCATTTTTTAAACCAGGAATTAATTTACAAAGTTCTTCTGCTTTTTCTCTTGCGATTCCCGCAGCTTGTTCTTTACCACCTGTTGTAACAAATAAATGTGCGCCAGGGAATAAAGTACATCTTAACATTAAAATTAAAACTGATAAAAATGATTTAGAATAAGCACGAGGGAAAGTTGCATAAGCATATCTATGGCGCATTACTGCTCTTAAAAATACTCTTTGATAAAAGAATAAATTAAAATTTTCAGGGTTACTTCCACATAAAAATTCAACAAAAATATCAGGATATTCTCTTCAAAAAGCAACATATTGTCTAATTATAGGAAGAACTTCTTTAATTCTTTCTTCAGATAATCCTACTTTTCTTGTTAAACTCTTATTTTTACTTAGTTCCATTAAATCTGATAATGCCATTATTCATCACCACTTTCAGATTCACTAAAAATATCCCCGTCCCTCTCTTTTTGAGATTCCATCTCTTCAAGGAAAGCCGCGTAATCTTCATCTTCCATCTCGATTACTCCATCTTGAGCGGTAGCCTCCGCCTCATTCATTTCCTTTTGAATTTGAATTTTCTTTAATGCATCTTCTATTTGTTGTCCAAAGCCTAAGTCTTGAGTAACTAATTTATGTAAATAATCATTCATATCTTTTAAAGTTGCATCAACCTTATCTTGTGGAATATCTGTTGCATATCTAGGAATAAAGCCTTCTCTTTCACACATAGCAACTAATTCACCAACTGAATCTACAAAATCATTTTTTTGCTCTTTATTTTGAGCAGCTGTAAACTTCGCAGATTTTCTTAATTGATCTGATACTCTTGATAATTTTTGATATCCATCTAAATCTCCAATATCAAGCGCTTGGTTCATTTTTAAATTAGTTTTACATATTAAAATTAAAGTATTAATAGTATCCGCATCTTGAATATCAAATGATTCAGTCATTTCATTATATATTCTTTCTAATTCAACCCATTCATTTGGTTTATATAAACGACCTCATTTCATAGCTAAATAAACTTTATCATCTTGAGTTAATTCTGCTCCTGTATCAATAAGCTCATCTTCAGATATAAAATCATTTTCATTCATTGCTTGAGTTGGCGCTTGCCCTGTTTGTCCGATTGGGTTCATAGCGCTTTGAGCAGCTGCTTCCGCATATTTTGTTGACGCAGTAAGCATAGTTTTATATTCAGCTTCTGAAATTTCACCTTTTTCAAATTTTTCTTTAGCCTCCGCTTCTCTAGCTTCAGCTTCTTTTGCATGCTCTTCCGCCTTTTTATTATATTCTTCTTGAAGAGCTTCTGTGTCTTCTCATCCATATTGTTTCCATTGTTTTAATTTCATTTTAGATAAGTATCTACCAAATACAGACGAACTTTTTAATTTACTTGGATCTTTTTCGTAAATTCTATCTCTTAATGTATTCCATTCCGCAGGTACATAAGGGACATCCATTTTCTTTAATAATCAAACATAGGTACTTTCATCAAAATTATCAATATGCATAGTTAAACAATCTTTGCACATTTCAGTTTTACTACCATCTTTATAGGTAAAGAAACTATCTTCGCTCATTCATTTATTACATTTTTCGCAATAATATTTTTCTTTTATATCGGTTGCCGCCATTTTATTCACCTACTTCTTCTTCTTTATTTTTTTTGTTTCGACAATCTTTACAAATACTATAAAAACCATCTTTAGATGTTTTATTTTTTGAAAAATAAATATTATGAGCTAATTTAACTTCTCCACAACGAGAGCATTTCTTTCATTTACCCTTCTCTTGATATGTATAGTACCAGTTCAAATATCTCTTAACCTCGTTCTCCGCAATAAGTTTAGGTATTTTATTGCGCCAAAGAGAACTAATATATTCTACAGAATGCTTAATTCCATAATCTAATTCTAATAAGAATTGGATTTCCGCATTACTCTTACCATCAATTTTATAAATTAGTAAATCATAATACAAAGGATATTTTTCCTTTAATGTATCGTCTACTAAATCATCAAGATCTTCCATCATGTAATAGCAATCACCATCAAATTTACCTCATGATTCTTCTTTTAGTGCACTGTAGTTGCACAAAAGTGCGGAGATGTGTTTAGGATCAAAGAATGAGACCAATCCGCGATTAACCGGCATCCCGCTTTCATCTATATAAATATCATCTGGAAATTCAGAGTGTGCAAAACTTCTTGCCGCACCAGATGTATAAATTGTTTGTTTTACATCATTTTTAATAGTGTATTGTTCTTGATACATTTCAATAAGCCATTTTTTTAATTTATATTTTCTTTTACCTGTTGCTCTTTTCTCTTGTTCTTTCATGACTTCTATCGCGTCTTTAAGATCTGCTAAAGCAGGGATTTCCGCGATATCTTTAGGACTAATTGAAATTTTAGGAGTTAATAATACATTTTTATCATTATCCATTGTAATATTGTATAAACCATCTTCTCCATTTTCAAATTTACTTACCAATCCTTGATATGAAGTTTCTCTTTTATTTATTGTTATCATTCTATTATCAGTTATAATTTCTTTTTTCTTTTTTTCGTTTTTATCCATCGCAAATATAATATAATTACTTAATATTTCAATGTAATTGTCAGTTAATTGACTAGGAGGAGTTTCCGCAATAATTTGTTCTACTAATTTTTTTCTTTCTTCTGCTGTTTTTAAACTATAGTCTAATTTTCTAATGTCCATTAGTAAAAACTCCTTTCTTTAATCACTTTTGACCTTATTTATACTTATATTGTAATCTAAAATTTTTCATTTGTCAATCTCGCTTAAAGCAATAGTAGTTGATTATTTAAATAAAATATATTATAATAACAATAGTAAGATAAGGGCGGGCGGAGCGATTCCCGTCTGGAGATGAAAGGAGCGGTTTCCGCATGAAATCTATAAAAGGAAGATTGTTTTGGTATAATAAGGTAAAACCTAATTTGAAATATATTGCTGTTTTGGCGGCAGGAATTTTGATTTCCGCATTAATTATCATTGGAAGCAAAATTTTTAGAAAACCTGCTTATTCTTATATTGATTTGAATGGAAATAGAGGAATAGGGAGTAAATGTGAAGAACAAAATGGAAGATTAATTTGTGAAGAATATTATGGTAATGGAGTATTAGAGGTAAAACAATTTGTAAGGATAAGATAGCTTTTTCGTGTTTCGTGGTGAAAGAGAGGTTGGAGATTTTTATGCCGAGGCAAAACCATTTTTCAAAAACGAAAAAAATTTTTTCCCAAAATAATACCCCACCCTAAAAAGGTACGTTCCGTAGCGGGGAAAAAGGAATTCCTTACTAGTCTGTTATGCAGGGTCGTGGAGAAGCGACACGACTCGAATTTTACATTTACTTTACACTTTAGAACTTCTCAATTTGACAACTGATCTTTACACTTTATTTACATTATCACAAAATTAAGCATAATCAATGCAAATAAAAAAAATAAAAAATTTTTTAAAAAAGTATTGACAATACAATACAAGTATGTTATAATTATAATGTAAGAAGGAAAGAGAGTTGATTAAGTTATGAAAAAATTATTCTTAGACATGGATGGAACATTAGCAAAGTTTAATAGTAAAAAAAATGCTTTAGAAAGATTTGATAAAGAAAAAGATTTCTTTACTAACTTAAAACCATTTGTTAATATTGATACAATAAATCAATTAGTTGAAAATAATATTGTTGAAATATTTATCATTTCAGCAAGTCCAAACGAACAAGCAGACATTGACAAGTTAAAATGGATAAATACTTATTTACCAAAGATAAAGAAACAAAATATTTGTTTTTGTAGAATTGGACAAAATAAAGCAAAAATTATCAAAGATAAACTAAACATTGAAATTGATAATAATTGTTATTTATTAGATGATTACACTAAAAATTTAATTGAATGGAATAATTGCAAAGGGGTAGGAATTAAAAGACTAACATCTCTTGCAGACAATTCAAGAAAGATTTGGAAAGGTTTATCAATTAAAAATCTTAATCAACTAACAACTTTATTTGAATAATAAAGTTGTTTTTAATTATGTAAAGTTTTACAAAATGTATTGCAAAATCAAACTTGAAATGGTATAATAATAATGTAAGATAAAGAAAGAAAGGTGTTGATTACAATGACAAACAAAACAAATAAGAAAGGAAATAAAAGACAATTTAAATATGAATTATTAGTATTAATAACATTATCATTATTTGATATTTATTGTATTATTTATCACATAACATTAAATGGATTTAATCTAACAAACATAATAAAAGAAATAATGATTTATTCATTAATAACATTTATGATTTATTACATAACAAAAGACATTAGAAAAAATCCAAAAGAATACAGTTTAAAAGAGTTATGTAAATAACTAAATACTATTCAAATGTAAAGTGTTTTAAATACACTTTACATTTTATTTACAAGATGCGAGCGGCTCGTGGTGGATGGTCACGAGCCGAGTTGTGCGTAATAAGGTACTCTTAGAACTTTACACTCTCTTGACGCTCGAGCGAGTGAGATTTTGTTTTTCCTAAAATGTAAAGTTGATAAAAAATTATTGATTTTATTTTATTTATTTGTTATAATAATAATGTAAGATAAAGAAGGAAAGTGAGTTGAAATTATGAAAGAGTTATTAGTAAAAATATTAGTGTTTGGGGTTTGTGTATTAGGGTTAATTGGTTGCGTTAAATTATTACAATGGCAAGACCAAAAAAATTATGAACACGCTATTGAAAAATGTGGTAGTGTTGATAATATTATTGAATACCATACACAAGAAGGAGATACCTTCTATCATTGCAAAGTTGAAATAAAAAAATAAAAAATATTTCAAAAAAGTATTGACAAAAACAGGGGGTTATGGTATAATTAAAATGTAAGAAGGAAAGGTGATTACATTATGAAATACTACATTTATTGTAAACAAAACAAACAAAAATATTATTATGAAGGATATT